CCGTTCCTTTTCTAACCCACAAAACACCTCGATCGCTCACGACCAGACTGGATCGCTTTGATTAATTTACAAACGGGAGAGATCCTAAGTGATCCGACCTATTCAGGATTAGGAGGTGTGCAAACTCCACGAATTCACTCAAAACTCAATGATTTACCATCAAAAGGTCAAGAGATGATTGACTTTGCTACCGAACTTGGCATCAACTTGATGGAATGGCAACGCTTTGTTTGCATTCATGGTCATAAAGTGCGTGAGGATGGGCGGTGGGCTCATTCTGAACTTGGTTTAATCATGGCACGCCAGCAAGGTAAATCTACTTTGATGATGCTCCGGATCTTGACCGGCATGTTTGTGTGGGGTGAAGGATTACAACTTGCATCAGCTCACAGACTTACAACCTCACTTGAAACCTTTAGACAGATTGTGGCTTTGATTGAAACTCATCCAAAGTTGGAAAAGGAAGTAAAGAAAATCCGTTGGCAACATGGTGCTGAGGAAATTGAATTGTTTGGCAATAGGCGGTTTGTTGTAAAAGCTGCAAATAATGCAGCTAGAGGTTTATCAAAGCCTGAAACAATTCATCTTGATGAGTTGCGTGAATATAAGGATGAGGATGCTTGGTCATCAATGCGATATTCCATGATGGCTGCTAAGAATCCGCAGGTATGGGTTTATTCATCAGCAGGAGATCAGCATTCCGTAATCCTAAACAAATTGCGTGAGAGGGCGTTGGCTTCAGCTACAACCAACGATCCGATAGGTTGGTTTGAGTGGAGTGCAGAACCTGATGCTCCGATCTTGCTTCCGTCAGGCGAGATTAATTGGAGTGCATTCGCTCAAGCCAATCCATCATTAGGAATTACAATTCACCCAGATAACTTAAAAGCAGTAATTAACGATCCGCCAGATATTGTGCGCACAGAGGTTTTGGCGCAATGGGTGGACACAATCAATTCAGCGATCGATGCACAAAAATGGGCATTGTGTCAGACCGAACCAATACCATTAGATCCTGAGCAACCTACTTGGCTTGGTTTAGATTTATCGCCTGATAGAAAATTTGGCGCATTGGTTGCAACTCAAAAACTATCGGGTGAAAGATTTAATTTAGTTTTATTGCATACTTGGTCAAATGATTACAGCTTAAATGATTTAGCAATTGCAAACGATATTGCACCTTATGTAAGAAAATACAATACTCAAACTGTGGCGTATTCCAAACGGACTGCACAAGCTGTCGCAAGTCGGCTAGTTCCGGCTGGAATACCCATAACCGACATGGATGGCGCAATCTATGCGGAAAGTTGCGATCGATGGCTTGGGGCGATCAATAGCCACAGGTTGCAACATGGTGGGCAGGATGAACTAACCCAACAAACACTTTCAGCAGCCAAATTGCCGTTTGGGGATGGCAGTTGGGTTATTGGAAGGCGTGCAAGCAGAGTGGCAGTTTGTGCAGCTGTCGCTTCAGCACTTGCAACATATTTTGCGACACAACCAGAAACAGAGGTTGATATACAGATCGGATAATTAGGACATTATGGTATATTATGCACTAATGGGATTATTCGATAGATTTCTGACAAATACCACAATTGCCCCAAGCGTTGATGTTGCTGCGTCTTATGCACCATACAATTTGCAAGCAGCTGTTGGTGGCATATTTTATGGAACACAAACCGCAACAAGAGAACAAGCAATGTCAGTTCCGGCATTGGCAAGAGCAAGAAATATAATTTGTTCAACAGTTGGTTCATTACCAGTTGAAACTTACAATCATTTTACAAAAGAACATTTAAGACCATCAAGAGTTTTAATGCAACCAGACACAAGAATTCCCGGATCTGCAATATATGCATGGATTGCTGAGGATTTATTATTTCATGGAGTTGCTTATGGTCAAGTATTAGATAGTTATTCCGAAAGTGATGGCGCAAGAGTAAGAGCATGGACAAGAGTTTCACCAGATAGAATTACATATCAATTAAACGCAAATCAAACCGAAATTCTTTATTACAGAATTGATGGACAAGAAACACCAGCATTTGGCGTTGGAAGCGTAATTGTATTTAATGGTTTGGACGAGGGTTTGTTGAATCGTGCTGGTCGCACAATTAAAGCGGCACAAGCATTAGAAGCAGCTGCTGAACTTTATGCAAAAGAGCCAGTTCCAACAATGGTGCTTAAATCAAATGGCACAAACTTAACACCAGAGCGAATTACAAAATTGCTTGAAAGTTGGAAAGCATCAAGAGCAACAAGATCAACAGCATTTTTGAATGCAGATGTTGAATTACAAGCATTAGGTTTTGATCCGGCTAAATTACAGCTCAATGAAGCTCGTCAGTATCTTGCTCTAGAATGCGCCAGAGCAACAGGCATTCCAGCAAGTTTTGTATCAGCAGAAACTACATCAATGACTTATTCAAACATGACTGCTGAAAGAAAAGCACTTATTGACTTTTCATTACGACCAATTTTAACTGCAATTGAACAAAGATTATCAATGGCTGACTTTGTGCCAAATGGTGTTGAGGTCAGATTTGATTTAGACGATTTCTTGCGTGGATCTGCTTTAGAACGAGCGCAAGTTTATGAAATCCTAAACCGCATTGGCGCAATGAGCGTTGAGCAAATTCAAGAGGAAGAGGACTTGATTCGATGACTAAATCATTAAAAATCAATTTTCCAATAACATTAACCGCAGCCGATAATCGCAAGCGCACAATATCTGGCACAATTGTAAGTTGGAATGAAAAGGGAATAACAAGTGCTGGTGCAACATTATTTGAGCCCGGCAGTATTGATTTTTCAAAACCAGTCAAATTGTTATTAGAACATGACCGGACACGACCAATTGGCAAGTTAATTGACATAACTGCTGATGACAAAGGCATTGAAGCGACATTCAAAATTGCAGGAACTATTGCCGGAGATGACAGTCTGCTTGAAGCAGCTGAAGGATTGCGTGATGGTTTCAGCGTTGGCGTTGTCGTAGATGACTGGGATGCAAGCAAGGGAGTAATGCGTGTTAAAGCATCCAAATTAGTTGAGGTCAGCCTAGTTTCTGATCCAGCAATTGACAGCGCAAGAGTTGCAGATGTTGCAGCAAGTGAAACACCAGAGAATTCCGAAGCAACCGCTGAGGATCAAACAAAACAGGAGGACAAAGTGTCTGACACTAACTCAGAAGCTCCTATCGCCACCGAAGCGGTAGAAGCTGCAAAATCTGAGCCTGTGGCAATACAAGCAGCACAACCAGTTGCTTATACAAAGCCACGCTCGCCAATCAATTCACAAGCTCGTTTCTTAGAGCATTCAATCAAGGCAACATTGGGCAACAATGAGAGTGCTCAATATGTCGCATTAGCAAAAGATGATGCAAAGAAAGTTTTAACTTTTGCTGATGACAGTTTCACAACTAACCCAGCATTTAAGCCAATTCAATATGTTTCAACAGTAGTTGATACATCAATCGGATCTCGTGCTGCTATTGATGCAATTGGAACACGCAGACTGCCAAATGCTGGCATGCAGGTAAGCGTTCCAAAGATTACCACAACTTCGAGAGTTGCAGAAACAGCTGAAGGTGGCGCACCATCTGAAACAGGAATTGTTTCATCTTATGTTGATTTAACAGTTAAAAAATATGCTGGATTACAACGCTATTCTGTCGAGCTCATTGATAGAGCAGATCCGAGCTTTTTTGAGGCAATGCTTGAAAACATGCGTCGATCCTATGCAGGTGCAACTGAGGCTGCCGTTATTGCAGCTTTAACTGCTGGTGGAACACAAGCAAGTGCACAAGCAGCATCTGTTGATGGACTTGTTGCCTATGTTAAGACCGAAGCACCAGCTGCTTACCTTGCAACTGGCGAACTTGCTACACGCTACATTGCTGGAACATCACAATGGGGTCTATTAATTGGCGCACAAGATACAACTGGTCGCCCAATTTTCTCAGCTTCACAACCACAAAATGCAGCAGGTTCAGCATCATCACAAAGCCTTCGTGGCAATGTTATGGGCTTGGATCTATATGTTTCTAACAAAGCAGTTTCAACAACTATCGATGAGTCAGCATTTATTGTTGTGCCATCAGCTGTTGCAATTTACGAAACACCAACATTACAACTTTCAACAAATGTTGTGGTCAGCGGTGAAATCGAAACTATGCTTTATGGTTATCTAGCAACTGGCGTTCTTGTTGCCGGTGGAGTTCGTCGCTACAACCTAACCTGATAAATCATGCCTAGGGTTGCTCCCGATCCTAGGCAGTCTAATATGGGAGTAAGGAGATGACATGCCAAGCATAATTACAGCTACACAGTTGAGATCTGTGCTTGGTGTGTCGTCTGCTTTATATGACGATACTTACTTAAATCAAATTATTGACACCGCAGAAACAGTCATTCTGCCAATGTTAGTTTCATTCAAAGCACCAATTCAAGCAACCTCATTGTCAGACAATGTTGCTACATTTACCACATTAGGAATTCATGAATTTACCGAAGGACAATCAGTTGTCATTACAGGATGCGGAAGTCCATACAACGGCACACGAACTGTCTTGGCAGACAATCTTGGACAATATACCTTTTCAGCATCGATCACTAACGCCGATATACTCGAAGCTAATGTCATCCCATCCGGAGTTGCTACCCTTTCTAGCGCATCAACTTATGTTGGAAACGCAGCTGTTCAGTCAGCCGTCTATACAGTTTCAGTCAATGTCTTTCAAGCAAGACTTTCAAGCGGAGGACAAATAGAGGGCGTTGATTTTACTGGCACGCCATTCAAAATGGGCAGATCATTATTTAATACCTGCGTGGGCTTGTTGGGTTCATATATGGACACCGACAGTTTGGCTCAATAGTGCCAAGCACAATTCTTTCAAGTATTAGCACACCACTTGCAACCGCTTTGGCTGGCGTGGCTGGAAATGTTTATGCTTTCGTTCCAGAATCAGTTATTCCACCAGCTGTAGTTGTAGTTCCGGATTCACCTTATTTAGAATTTGATTTAATAAATAAATCCGTCATTAAATGCAAAATAAATATGACGATTTCAGTTGCGGTTGCCTATAACAGCAATCCAGCATCGCTTGATAATATCGAGCAATTACTTATGAGCGTTCTGGCTGTTATCCCAAATGGATACGAAGTCAGTTCAGTCGAAAGACCCACAGTCAGTCAAGTCGGAGCATCAACTCTGCTTATTGCAGATATTAGAGTTTCAACTTACTACAACCAAATATAGGAGATCAAAATGCCAACAACAGTAATAACAGGGCGTGATTTGAGCCTTACTATTGATAGTAAGTCTTATGATGCCCAAGCACTAAGCGTTGCCTTAAACACAACAAACGATCAACAGGTTTATCAAACACTTGATGGAAAAGTTTTTAAAACTGTAGATGTTGATGCCACGATGGATTTAACAATTCTTGCAGATTGGGGTGCATCAGCCGGAGCAGGAACTTATTCAGTATGTGAGTTGCTATGGGCTGCCGCATCGAGCGCACCAGACACCGCTTTAAATTATACATTTACAGCTGCAACTGGAGCAGTATTTACAGGAAGCGTTTATCCAAATTTTCCAAATCCAAACGGAAGCGGACAAAATGCACAAGAAGTTTCATTTACTTTGCAATGCACAGCAAAACCAACATTAACAGTTAGTTAATTAAGGAAACGGGAGCAAAATGAAATTACCAATCACAATTGAATATAACTCAGGCGAGCAAGCAACTTATATTGCCCAACCGCCTGAGTGGGCAAAATGGGAAAAGCAGACAGGACATACCATTGGGCAAGCAAGTGAAAAACTTGGCATTTGGGATCTTATGTTTTTGGCTTATAATGCACATAAGCGAGAACTTGGTGGATCTAAGCCAGTCAAACCAATGGATATTTGGATGGAAACTGTAGCTGATGTCATCGTTGGTGATGCAGACCCAAAAGCCACAAAGCAGGAAGCCTAAACAGGTTATTGGTGGAGTTGGCAATAGCCACACACATACCAATGAGCGAATGGGTTGATGCAGACGACATTTTGACAGCGATCGAGATATTGGAGAAACGGAATGGCAAATGAAACAATCGCCTACAACAAATCCGATCTGCGTGATATTTATAAAGCGTTTAAACTCATGGATGAACAAGCTACTGAGGAAGCAAGAACGCAATCTGCTGCGCTGGCGTATTTTGCATCAGAGGAAATTAAACAAGCAGCTAGAACTAGAACAAAATCTCGCAAGGTTGCGGAAAGAGTTGCGGACGGCGTTAGCATCTCTAAATCCAGCAAAATCGGTGAGTTCAGTTATGGCTTCGCAAGACAGAAATTTTCAGGTGGTGCTACTACGCAAACCCTATGGGGTGGTATTGAGTTTGGTTCAAATAAATTCAAACAGTTCCCTAGTTATTCAGGACGGCAAGGCAGAGGTAGTCGTGGATGGTTTATCTATCCAACCCTTCGCAGAATTCAGCCTGAATTAATTGACAAATGGGAACAAAGTTTTGATCGAATTATTAAGGAATGGGTCTAATGGCTACCGGTAATCGCACATTAAAGTTATCAATTCTTGCCGATGTTGATGACTTAAAAAAGAAGTTAGGCGAAGCTGATAAAGCGGTCGAAAGCAATTCCAGCAAGATTTCAGAGTTTGGTAAAAAGGCTGCTGCTGCGTTTGCAGTTGCTGCTGCTGCTGCCGTTGCCTATGGCACTAAATTAGCCGTTGATGGGGTCAAATCAGCGATAGAAGACGAACAGGCACAATTAAGGTTGGCTGCTGCACTAGAGAGCGCCACAGGGGCTACTGAGAGCCAAATAGCGGCAACTGAGGCTTATATCCTCAAGACATCTTTGGCAACTGGCGTGGCTGATGAACAACTTAGACCAGCATTTCAGCGTTTAGCCGTATCAACCAAAGATGTCAATGAAGCACAAAAATTATTAAATCTTTCTTTAGATATTGCTAAAGGTCGAGGATTAGATCTTGAAACTGTTGCCAATGCTTTGGGTCGGGCTCAGGATGGCAATACCACAGCTCTAGGCAGATTGGGTCTTGGTTTATCAAAAGCAGAATTAAGCACATTGTCATTTACACAAGTACAACAAAAATTATCAGATCTTTATGGCGGAGCAGCAAGTGCAAATGCTGAAACATTTCAAGGCAAGATTGATCGATTAAAAGTCGGATTTGATGAAGCCAAGGAAAGTCTTGGATATGCATTACTTCCATTTGTTGAAAGATTTATTGGTTATCTAAACACAGTTGGTATTCCAACCCTAAATGGATTTATTGCTGGATTAACTGGTAATGCCGGATTAACCGCAGCTTTAGATGAAAGCCAAAAAGGCGCAGCATCATTTGGCGCAGCCATTAAAACTACTGCTGGAATTATTTCAGGGTTTATTACATTTGTTAGAGAAGCAATTGGTTTATTAGTTGAGTTTGCTAATCAAGCAATTCGTATTGTTAATTTAATTAAGCCGGGAGCAGATGTTGGATATATTCCAAATCCATCATTAACTGGTGGAATGCTTGGACAAACTGGTGGCACAAGAATTTTAAATCCTGCTGGAACTCCATTTGGTCAGGCTGGTGGAAATACATACAACATTGCCGTATCTGCAATCGATAGTGAATCAGCTGCAAGAGCCGTTGCAAAGGTGTTAAATGAAAGCGCATCGAGATCAGTTCCACAATTATATAATTCTGGCATCAGAGGCGATTAATGACTACCTGGTCGCCTATATGGAAATTAACAATTGCTGGAGTTAATTGCACTAACATTGCTATAAGTGATATTAGGCATCAATCTGGTCGAACAGATATATATGCTCAGCCAAGTCCATCATATTTACAAATAACTTTAATTGCAACCGCTGGACAAACTTTAGATGTAGATATCAATGACAGTTTAAATTTGCAAGTCAAAAATAGCGCAGGATCTTATGTGGATATTTTTGGCGGAGATATAACTGACATTACTGTAAATGTTGGAGCAACAGGTGCAATAGGAACAGTTGTGGAATATACAATTTTAGCAATGGGTGCATTAGTTAAACTTGCTAAAGAAATTTACAATGCATCACTTTCTCAGGATGAGGACGGCAATCAAATTTATACACTTTTATCAAGTGTTTTGTTAGCTGCTTGGAATGATGTGCCATCGGCAACAACTTGGGCAACTTACAATGCAACAGAAACTTGGGCTACGGCAGGAAATCAAGGATTGGGCGAAATTGATACTCCTGGACTTTATACTATGGAACAAAGAGCTGTTTCTCCGGATACTGTTTATAATATCGCTTCTCAAGTTGCCAATTCTGCTTTTGGTTATCTGTATGAATCGGCTAACGGGGATATTGGTTATGCGGATGCTGACCATCGACAAACTTATCTTTTAAATAATGGCTACATTGATTTAGATGCCCGTCATGCAATTGGTCAAGGTTTATCCACAATAACTAGATCTGGCGATATTCGAAATGACATTTACATCAATTATGGCAACAATTATGGATCTCAAAAAACTGCTTCATCAGCTTCATCAATTGCTCTTTATGGATATAAAGCTCAAAGCGTCAATTCGAATATTCATTCAGCAACTGATGCTCAAGAGGTCGCAGATCGTTATATAGCCCAAAGAGCTTTTCCATTACCAGCGTTTCAAAGTATTACTTTCCCAATAACTAATTCTGAAATTGATGATGGCGACAGAGATGCTTTATTGACTATATTTATGGGCAAACCTTTGAACATTCAAAACTTGCCAATTCAAATTTCAAACGGTGAATTTGATGGTTTTGTGGAGGGCTGGTCTTGGAGCACTCGTTTTAATGAACTATTTTTGACCATTAATTTGTCGCCTGTGGCATTCAGTCAGGTGTCAATGAGATGGAATACTGTGCCAATAACAGAGGCATGGAACACTTTAAGCCCAACTTTGACATGGGAATACGCTACAATCGTAGCCTGATAATAGGAGAATAATGGCAACTACTACAAACTACGGCTGGACTACACCAGACGATACAGCTTTGGTTAAGGATGGCGCAGCTGCAATCCGATCACTTGGAACAGCAATTGATACAACCACTTATAACAATGCTCAGGCAGCAATTGCTAAAACATTAATTGATGCTAAAGGAGATTTAATTGTTGGAAGTGCAGCCGATACAGTTGCAAGGTTAGCGGTTGGTACTAACAATTATGTTCTTACGGCTGATTCCGCTGCAACTAATGGGGTTAAATGGGCTGCACCTTCTTCTGGGGCTTTAACCTTAATTGCTGCTCCAATATCATTTTCATCATCATCAGCTGTAAATGTTAATGATGTATTTTCTGCCACTTATGAAAATTATTTAATTATGTTAAATGTTACAGGTGGCACAACAGATGATTACATAAAAGTTAGATTGCGTGTTAGCGGTTCAGATGACTCGAGTTCCAATTACTTTTGGTCTTGGATGGGCAATGCCTCTGCATACACCGCTTATGATTCACAAGGAGGTTCATCTGCTAATGGATTCCAAGTATATTACAGAGCACCGGGTCAAAATGCTTATATGGGAATTATGCAAATGAATAATCCTTATTTATCACAAAGGACATCAACTAATTGGCAATGGTCTGCAATGACTGGCAGTAGTTACAATGGCATACAACAAGGCGGTGGTGTATTCAATGTTAATACATCATTTACTGGATTTTCAATTGTTCCAAGTTCAGGAAACATTACTGGAAAGGTTGCGGTTTATGGTTACAGCATCTCCTAAAATTATTATTACCGATAACAATGGTGCAAGAGAATTAAAAGGTCAAGAATTAACTGATTTTTTAAAACAACAGGCAATTGATATAGCCGATTCTAATGCGTTAAAAGACGCAATTAAAGCAAAGGTAGCAGCAAAAACCGTTTTGCTAGAAAAACTTGGCATTACTGAGGATGAAGCAAAACTTCTTCTTGCGTAATGAAGCCTTATCTATCTAAAGCTGCTGTTCAATTGCGGGAGCAAATTGATGACTGTTTTCCTGATAGATCGAGAAAATCAGATGGTTGGATTTCCGATGCTAGGCATCAAAAGCTAAAATCAGATCATAATGCTTTGCCTTCTGGTGAAGTTTGTGCTCTCGATATAACAGCGGATCTTGGTGCAGCTGAGGGAATATCTGCTTACCTAGCCGACCAAATACGCATTGCTGGCAAAACAGATAAGCGGATCAAATATGTTATTCATAATCATCATATTGCCAGCAAATTATTGAATTGGAAATGGCGTAAATACAAAGGCATTAATCCTCATACAAAACACATCCATATTTCATTCTATCCAAATCAGACTGGTGAATTTTTTAACATTCCACTACTAGGAGGCAATTCATGAAACTAAGCAAAAAACATAAAGCAGCAATTAAGTCATATTTAAGAGCTGTAGCTGCATCTGGAATTACTGTTGCACTCGCTATTGCTGGAGATGTTAAACCTGAATATGCTGTGCTGTTAGGTTCAGTTGTTGCACCGGTTATTAAGTGGTTAGATCCAAAAGAGGGAGCATACGGAATTGGTTCGTCTGAAAAATGACACCGGCAGAATGGGCTGGCTTCGCTGCCGGCATAACCGCCGTATTGGTCGGTTTCTTTACGGGTCTGCGTTATCTTATTAAAGGATGGCTTTGGACTTTAACGCCTAATGGTGGCTCATCTCTTGCTGATAGATTGGCAAGAATTGAAACACGCCAAGAGGAAATCCTTAGAATTATCACTCGTAGCAAGTAGCCTTTACTTATGGCGAACACACGAAAACCTGTCAAACGCAAAAAGATCAATCGTCGAGTCGTTCGCCAAACTCCTGAGCCATTGACAAAGATCGATCAACATTACATTGCTTTGAGAGAATGTTATTCAGCAGCTAGAAAAGCCGGATTCACACCGGAGCACGCTTTTTGGTTGATGACTGAACATAAGACTTTTCCTGATTGGATTGTGGGCGATGGTGGGATCATCCCATCAATAGATCCAACTGACGATGAGGATGACGATTAAGCGATACTTGGTTATTTCGGATCTACAGATCCCATACCACCATGAAACAGCTGTAAAAAATGTAATTAAGTTAGCAAAACGGGAGAGGTTCGAT